GCGGAAAGGGTTGGAAACGTGCTTGTGCCGCCACCGGCTGCAATGACTACAGCGTAAGAAGAACCTGAAAGCAGAAATAGCGAGCCTTGGAGTACCGTACCACCGCCCCCGCCGCTGCCGTAAGTAGAAGTAAATTGGCTAGTACCTCCTGCGCCGCCGCCGCCCACAAGCAGGTAATCCCCGTAAATACGGGAGTTGGTGCTTAACCCAAATGCGCCCGCTGATGCTGCGCCGATGTTAGAGATGCGTGGCATTATGCGTACTTTGTTTGTGAGGCAATGATGGTAAACGCTGCGCTGCCGGTTTTGATAATGGCGTAAGTGTAAGAGTCCACCGAACTAGCATTACCCGCGTTAGGTGCAATACCGCTTTGCCATTTAGGCGTGACGGACGTGCCGTCAACTTGCACCGCTGAGTTATAGTAAGCAGTCGCACCTTGGGTTGCCAAGAAAGTTACGGTAATGGTTTGCCCCGTGGACATTAAGTTATTAAGAGTAGTTGTGGACGACGCCCTAAAATTCATTGTCCAATTGGCAGTCGCGCTAGTCGTGTAGTACAGAATAGATTGCGTACCAACGTCATAATTGATTGTGCCGGTAGCTGCTGTAGCAGAAACGGTAGTTGATTCAACAATGTACCTAAACGTGTTGTTGGGGGCGTTAAGAAATTGAAATCTTGTGCCGTCGTATTCAATCAGTATTAGTGCGCCCGCAACAATGTCGTTAGCCGCTAAAGCTGTTGTGCCAAACTTGGTAATTGACTTAACGCCTAACGTGTCAATGTCAAGGGTGACTGCGCCGGTGTTGTTGTTTTGAGCAATAAAACTGTATTGTGCGCCCGCAGCATAACCAGCTAAAGCGGGTGTGGCCAAGCCGGTTAGCGTGTTTGTGCCCGCAACCGTAATTAGGTTGCTAAAGGTTGTGGTGTCGTTAATTGCGGGAATATCGTCATACGACCCAATCTGAACGTAAGCCGAAGTTTTTAAAATAAACTTGTACAGCACTCCGCCGTCTAGCCAAATCTCAGCCGGTGTGCGCCCCGCCGCGTCCAACACAATCGGGTTGGTGTTGTTGGTTGTGCCGTCGCGGGTGGTGTAAGTTGTAACTGGCGTGGTAGTGCCCGACAGGTAGGTGTATATCAAGCCACCGGTCAGAGGTGCGCCATTGGCATCCGAGAATTGCGCGCCCGCACCAGCAAAGGCTGAAAGATTGATGGACATTAGACTATCCCTGTAATGATGCCGTTGACGACCGTCACGGTTTTAAAATCGGTTGTTGTAAAAGTACCTGAAGCCCCGCCAGCACCGCCGCCCAATTGTTCGTACACGGCGTTAAAAAACCTAAACCATTCGCGTGACATGAGCCCCGTAGCGGGGTCAACCACCGGTACGCGAGGCGCAGGGATTTGAGTAATGTTCATGCTTTGGTTGCCTCAACGTCAAGTTCAGCCGCCATGATGGCAATCTTGACCGGATCGGTGCCTGAAATCTCATACACCCGATCACGCAACTTTTCAGTCATGCCAAGACGACGCCAAATGACGCGGGTGCCGTACGCGCCTATACCGCCCATTGATCTTGAATGCTCGTTTGACCAAGTGTGGCCACCATCGTCTGACCAGCGCAGCATCACCAAAGGCTGCACATAATCGTCTACAGACATGATAATTTCAATCTCATCAACAATACCGATTGAGCCCGATACGATCATGGGGCTCAAGTAGACGCGCCCTGGTATCTCGGTTTTGCCTTGTAGACCCACACCGGCTTCGCAATTTAATTGCAAAGAGTGTTGGGCGGTGCGTTTAAAGTTATTGGTGCCGGTCGGCAACGCTCGCCATGAGCGCAACCATTTCTGAGTGCGGGGGCCATCTGCGTAGACTTCTAAATCAAAAGCGTACAAATTGCCGTTTTGAAAGTCGCCTACGATGACTTCGTTATTAAAAAACATTTGGCAATTGCTGCGGTGACGACTAAAGTCGCCATTACTAAAACTCGCCCGCTCATGCCATGCTTGCGCGGCAACGTCATACACCCAAGTTGCTTGCGCGGTGGGGAAGGTCAAGACGTAAAACGAATGACCGTCTTGCTGATAAGTGTAGGCAATGGCGTCAGAAATGTCACCGTACTGTTGAATTTGCCACTCAATTGCGTGGGTGCTGATTCGCACACCGGTGTAGCCTTGTGAGCGGTAGACAATGCCTTGCCCACGGTTATCAGCGCCTAGCCAAAACAAACCGTTGTCTAGTTTGGCTACCGAAAAAGTTGCAGCACACCCAATCTCATTAAACGCACCTTGAATGCGTATCAACGGAAAACCTGAACCTTGGGCGGCGTTGTACCAAACTTCAACTGAGGTTGTACCAAACAGCCAAACCTCGGAGTGGTCGGTAATGGACGACACCAAGCCGTCAGGGTTGCCTTCGGCGCTTGCAAAATCAAGCGGGTCAACTAGCAGCGGGTCAAGCAATTCTGTCACCCATACGCGCTGGCTATCGGGTTCGATAAATACAAAGTAACCGTCAAGGTACGACACCGTCAACGCACCAGGGAAGTCTACGTCCGTAATCTGTGCAAATATGGTAGTCGTGGCGTTGTAGACAAAACTTGGCCCATTGCAAGCCACAAACAAATAGTTACCATCATCAGCCATTGACACAGGGCCGTCGTTGGCGACCACGCCGAGCGTTGTAATAACGTACTGGTCATCAATGCGGTAAAGTGTATTGCCCGACACAACGTAGGCGTAACCGCCGTACTGCCAAAGCCCACGCACGGGGCCGGTGCCGACCGCAACTAATAGTTCAAGCCCTGGCGCCCTGTTTAAAAACGCAGGCTCCAAGCCGCCCTCGGCAATCACCTCGGGAAACAAATTGACCATGCGGTTGTTTGCAGCGTTGATGCTGCGCGTCACATAGGATGAACCGAGGATAGGCGACTTCATTAGTAGTTGCCAGCAAAAATGTTGAAGCGCTGACGCGTTGCAACAATCGAATAGGGCAACGACATAATGTCGTTTGGATTGTTGATGCGCTTCAAGTTACGTTTAGAGTACATAGCAATGCGCGACACTTGGGGTGAGGGCTCAACACCAAACTCAGGCGCTAATTCACACGCTAAGTTGTAACGGAATGCGCGAAGATAGCCTGGGGGGAACGTCAAGGGTGTAGACAACAACGCGGCGGTAGTCAATTCCTCAACCGATATAATGTGCCATTCAAGTACCGTGCTAGGCACCGGATAAACAGTCATTTCAATGTTTGGGTAAGTCATGTTAACAAACATAACTTGCGGGTAGGTGGACGTCACGGTCTTAACCGCAATGCCGTCATATTGCTGTTGATTGATTAACTTAATGCCAAACGAAATGCCCGAGGACGCATCTAGAAAGTAAGTTGAGTCATCTATCAGGATAGGGCGGTTACCTACAAAGTCACCCGTGGGGCCAAGAGTTTGCGTTGCAAAATTTGGTGGCCAAGAGAACACTTGGTCTTGAGTCGAAAACACCGACAATCGCTCAGTATTCCATGAGTCGATCATCTGATTGAGTGCGGCTAACGCATCATTAGCGGTCGCAGCAGACGGTTCTTCACCTTCAGCCAGTTGACCGATTAGGCGTAACGCCCCATTGATTTGATCACCGGCTGTGGTTGTAGTCATACTTACTCCGTTTTACGACGTCGTTTTAGCTCATTCACAGGCGCAGCCTCTTCGACCGGCGCGTCTAAATTATATACTTCCCACCCGTTTTTAACGTCATTTTCGGCTTCCAAATTGGAAATTGCCACCTTGTTGCCGTGTACGGGATGCTTGAGATAAATGTGCATTCAGAATCCTTGTGCGAGGGGCGAGGATCACCCGCCCCTCTACGCGTTAACCAGCTACGCGGTAAGCAACGTAAGTATTATCAGCGGTCTTGCGAACACGCCAATTGCAAGCGGTGTTAGCTGAAACTGCTGCAACGCCCACCAAAGTCACGCCGGTGTTAGCCGTGACCGTAGCAGCGTTAGTTGCACCGATGTTGATAATGTAAAAGTCAAAACAACTATTGACTTTCATGCTTGGGAACGCAGCTTCTATTGCTGTGCCCAAGGGCATAGTTAAGGCCGCAGCAGCACCCGTGTAGGTGATGATGCCAGTTGCTAATTCAGCAGCAGTCAGAGTGGCTGCGGCTACTTTAGCTGTAGGAGTCACTTGCGTGACCATGTTAATTTCGGTTTCGTTGCCATCACCGAATTGATAGCCGCCTGCGCCATTTGGAAGTGCCATGATGAAATTCCTTTAAAAAGTTTAGAAGAAGGGGCTTGCGCCCCTACTCTGTTTAGCCCCACAAACGCACGGCGGTAACCGGACGAATGGCTGCAAAACCGTACAAGACGTCCACACGGCAAGGCATACGGTCGTTGTTAATATCGTACTGACGCACGATACGCAGCGAAATTCCGTTATGCACTTGGCGTGAAGCCATGTCCACACCCTGTGGCAACAGCAAGTCAGCAGTCGCTAACGTGATCGCATCTTTGTGATAGATCAAGTTTTGCGGGTAAGCTGTTGCTGAACCACCCAAGAACGTCAACACAGCGCTAGCTGCGGGGAACGCATTGATAGTAGCCAAGGCGTTAGCCGAGGTATACATAGGTGGTTGAACTGACAGAGTTGCGGTAGTGTTTGACGAAACAGTTACGTCAGCAGTTACGACAAACTGTTGCAGCGAGCCAGTTGTTTGACGGGTTTGTGGGTTGACTGCAAACACGCTAGCAATGGTGAACACGTCACCAATCTTAAACGTGGGTGAGCCGCTTGTGAAGCTAATGGCAAGCGAGGTTGAGCCTTCAGTTGTAACCGCAGTCGCCACGATTGGAGCAGTTGGCGAAACACCTGTGGTGTGCTGAACAATCGACTGCGACATATTGATCTCGTCTAAGCCCAATACGCCTTCGCCCATCATACCGTTTTTGAACTGACGGCTGATAGTACCAGTTGGGTTAAACAGACTTTTCAAGCCCTCGACCAAACCGGCGTTGGCGGCTGGGTTAACAGTCGCATAACGTGTGTTCATGGGGGTAGCAAACTCGTTAAGTTTCTGTTGTGCTGCAAGCAAAACAGCAGAAGTCGAAGGAGTCGTACCAGGAGTGCCTACTGCGTTGTAAATGCTTTTGTAGACCGAAGCTACGTCAGCGTCAACGCTTGATGCCAATTGCGACACACGGGGCTTGAGAACGCGTTCTGCAAAATCATCCATTTGCATGGTGAGTTCGGCAGAGGTGAAGTTCACGCCAATGTGCTTTTGACTTGCGACAGCCAAAGTTGTGTATTGCTCGTTGTCGTCTTGCACTTGCAAGGCGGCACCGTCGGTTACCAACGCGCGGTCAGGTAGACGAATACGCAGGGTTGAACCGATTTTTGCGCCTTCAATGGCGAAAGAATCGTCGTACTGACGATTGACGTTGCGACTGATCACTAAGTTGTTCTCGAGGATTTCGAGGCACTTCCGTGTGATCATATCGATGGTTAGAATGCTATTTGCCATGATAATTCCTAAAATAAGTTAGCGGAGGTTGCGCGCTTCGTGCTTCCTTACCTGTCTTGCTCTTTCTGCCTCAATCCACTCGGAAGTAGACATCGACTTGATAGAGCGTGGATCAGTCGTATCGTATGCCGGTGAGCCGGTCGTACGGGCTGAAACAGGTGAAATAGGCGC